CAAGCAGGATTAGATTATGCTATTGCCAACTTAGTGACTAACGGGTTATACCTAGAGCCAAGAACTGCAGCTATGGATGCAGCGGTAACTGGTTTAGAATACGTTGAACTTCACGATAGCAGACTAGCAGTTTATAGAAAAGTCTAATGAACTTTAATAATATGCTGTCCAACGGCGTATCTATTTCAAGCTCTGGTACAACCGGTACACCCAAGACTATATTTAGAACTCCAGAAAATCTCAAAGCTTCAATCGAAGTAGCAATTGATGCTCAAAAGCTGACGTCAAAAAGCAGAGTATTAACTGTAACGCGAATGACTCATGCCGGTGGATTACTTACACAAAGCTTACCTGCCCATACTCTTGGTGCTGATCTAACCATCAAACAATTCAATCCATATTCCTTTCTAAGAGATTTTAAAGACTACACTCACACCTTCTTAACACCTGCTCATATGCGAGCTTTAATGAATACCAAAGGATTTAAAGATTGCGACTTAAGTGGCAAATGGATACTGGGTGGAAGCGATCCTGTGAGCTGGGATATGATCGAAGCTTTCGTTTATCATGGTGCAACTGTTCAACCCAACTGGGGCATGAGCGAAATCGGTCCAATTACTATCAATACTGTATTCGATAACCTTGTAAAGGTACACCACTATCGTTGGAAAGCAAAGGGTGGGATTATCCTTGGAGATAAAACCTATTGTGATACTAAAATAGTGGATGGAGAACTCTATGTTAAGGGTCCGACCTGCTATATCGATGACTGGCTCCCAACTGGTGACATGGTAGAGCAAAAAGATGATCTTTTCTTATATAAAAGACGAAAATAACTGTTGACATTCACTTTGTGATTGTATAGTATGATTATATCGAAAGGAAGTACAAAATGACAAACATCACATTTACTCAAATGATCGCCAACCAAATCCCTTCAGGTCTAGATCGTTATGATCAAATCTTCGAAGCTAAGAGACTCATTAACATGACAGATTCTCATATCCTAGCCACATGCAGAGAGACACTAGAAGAAATTGAAGAAATCATCTTCCAACGAGAAATTAAATTGTCTTTTAAAGGAAATTAATTTGAAATAAAAGCAAATTAATTGTTGACATTCGTTCTTAGATGATGTATAATATACATATATTAAATAATAAGGAACACAAAATGAAATACTCAATCTACCAAATTCAACTCTCAGATGCTCAAGTTGACCTAATCAATGCTGAAGGTCACCACGCTGTACCATCACATATTGCTAAGATGGATATGTCAATGGACTTCAGAGGAGAGAAAATTGCAGATCAAGCCTCAGCTGCTTGGGACAAGGGTTACTACACTCATGTTTGCAACATCACTGCTGAGAACCTTAATCAAGTCTTTGAAGTTGGTAACATTGGTCCAGAAGAGAATATCGAAAGGCTTACTAAAATGCATTCGATCTCAGTGGCTGATGTAATCATCAACGAAGATGGTGAAATGGTAGTTGTATCTTCAATGGGTTTCAAAGTATTCGGCACTATGAAGGAGGCAGCGTAATGAAATTAGCATATTGCGACGCTATCGCTCACTATCTTCAAAAGGCTTTGCTTAACATATCTGCAGAGGATACTCAAAAGTACAAGTATATCAATGGTCTGGTTGGCGGTGTTATGTACGATCTTCATCCAGAAGAAGGTTACTTCTTATCTACTAAGAAAACCATTGACTGCACTGACATTAATGGCAAAGCCTATCGTATCACTGTAGAAGAATTGAATTAATTTGAAATAAAAGCAAATTAAGTGTTGACATTCACTCTAAGATGATATATAATGTATCTATAAATTAGAAAAGGAACTAAAAAATGCAGTTAAAAGGTGCTACCACAGTAATTAAGAAGCAAAGTGAATTCCTTGGATTGACTATTGCTGAAACTCTTAAGTTCGCTGATGAGTCTCCATTGGCTCAACCTCTTAAGCTTCTTGAAGCAATCAAGGTCGTAAGACGTGAAGCTCGTCAAGCTGAAAGATTTTTCAAAAATAATTCAAAATAAGTGTTGACAATCACTAAAAATTGTGATATAATGTTCTTAACAAAACAACAAATAGGAAAGCTATAATATGAAATCGAATTATGATCCAACTAAAAACGAAATTCTAGTAGCCGGCATTGGTCGCAGGTTGATGGATATATCTGTTAACATGCCAATGAAAGGTGTTAAGGATGATGTGATCGCAAGATCAAATCGTATGAGCTCTTTTGGAGATGCTCTAACTCGTTTTGGTACTACATTCGGTCCTCGTAATCTAAACGAAGTACTTAAATTATCTGGTGTTTCTAAGCAAGAAGCCGAAGAATTCATGCAACTTGGAATTAAAAAGTAGAGGAAAATATGATGAGCAATGTAATTGAAAGTGAAGCAAACACAGTCGAACGTAATGCTGAATTACAGGACATGTGCTTTTCTGATTTCTTTAAAGACGTGAATGGCTTTCGCCCGCGTGGTTCAACCTGGGATTACTACCTAGGCTTATCCAAGCCTCAGCTCGAGAAAGAGCTCGATCGTATGGAAGCGTCTATGGAAGAGCAGTATCAGGAAAAAATTCTTGAAGAGAAAAAAGCTGTCGCCTCTGTGAAAGCTGAGATCGAGAACGCTCTCAAGCTTGGTGCTGAGACAGAAGCAGATGCTCTTCGTTGGATAACTCAAACTGAAGACTTTTATTCTGGTCAATGTGTAGAGCATTGGGTCTGGAATCGAGGCATCCTCTTCACCGACTACGGTAAAGCGCTTACTGACAAGCTGCTCGATGTAGTTAAGTTTAAAGAGTTCGCATAATGGCTGTAATTAATGCCATAAGCTCATTTGATGAGGCATACCAATATAAAGGTTATGTACTCGTTAATGAGCTCTACGAGGACTCTGAGGGCTTCTACAAGAACACTTGGATGGTTGGCAAAGTAAACGGTGACAATGTTGAAGACTTAGAGTTCCTTGAAGGTCTAAGTAGCAACTCCTATGCTCGTTTCGCTGAAGCTCACAAAAAGTTTATCGATATGATAAACGCATCCCTTGGCCTTACTGATGATATGCAATCATTCGATACTGCATATGACTTCCTTAATAGTAGAAAAAAACTTTAAATTAATTCAAATTACCTATTGACATTTGCTTTAAGATGATGTATAATAGTTATATAATTAATTAAATAGGAAATATATTATGAAAAAAGAAACAAATAGATCTCAAGCTTACTTTGCAACTGTTAAAATGGTTGGTGGACAGGTTGCTCCTGAAGATCAGGCAACACTTGACGGAATCAAAATGGTTGTAAAGATGCATAACACTGCTCATGTTAATGAGTCAAGACGTAGAGTAAAGCTCCAAGGACGTGGTCCAAGATCTGAGCACTCAGCGAAAGACTATAACGGCAGACGTAGATGTTACGATCAGTCTCTCCCTTTAAAGTATGCTACCCACGCAGACGTTTACGTTTATAACGTTTAATAGAGGAATTATATAATGGAATTGGAAACACTCCAAACTCTTGATAAGATGCCACTTGACGAAGCTCGTATTGAAGCAGTTAAGATGATCAGTCCTAAAACTAAACCACTTGTTTTAGAACGTCTTAAGTTCGATATTAGCAAAGCGCCAAACTCTGGTGAAGTATCACGAATCATGTGGCAGGTCTACATGTCTGGTACTGGCTTTGGCACTATTAACTCATCGTGGAAGAAGCATTACCGTGATGCCTAAAAAACTCTCCCTCCCAGAGCCGCTCATCTTGGAATTAAACCAGGATGAGCTTGCTCACATCGAAACAATGGCTAAAGAAATGTACGCATGTGATGTACGTAGACGTGGTCGAGATTATGAAGTTGTTTATGCCAATACAAGAGCTGGCGTAATACTTGAGTTTGCTTTAGCTCGTCAAGGAGCTGTAATGAACCCTGCTACATTCGATTATAAAGTACCTTCATCTCATAACTGGGATGTTGACTGGAACGGATTTAGAGCTGAAGTTAAGAACTCAGCAGATCCTACTAACAGAAAATTTGTAACGAAGTGGCTTACTATATCTGAGTACATGGGTCAAAAGCTTGCTCGCAATAGAAAATTGTATCCAAATTGTGTTGACATTATCATCTTTGGATGTTATAATAAACTATCAGAAAATACTTACGATGTAAGGTGGAGATGTGTTGCACCATTCGATACAATACGTGAAAATCTTAGAAAGTGCAATCCTGAATATGATAACAATTTTCTTATCGATCATACAGGTCAAAAGAAACTTAAGTTTTTCTATAATCATAAAGGCGACAGTAATGCTGTCTATAATGAAAATGTTTATTAAAAGGTTATATTATGAAATTTGATACTAATAAATCACCAATCAATCTTGTACCGTCTGAAGCTATTATCGCTGCAGCCGATGTCTTTGCGTTTGGTGCAATTAAGTACGGCGAAAACAACTGGCGTAAAGATCTCAATAAATACCCAGTGTCTCGTCATTTCGCGTCTCTACAACGCCATTTATTAGCTTGGAATGCAGGTGAAGATACCGATCCTGAGTCAGGCTTACCACACACGCATCATGCTCTTACTCAACTTATGATACTTATTATGTGTCAAGCTGAAGCTACTGAAGACATCGATGATAGATTTAACAAAGAAACAGATTACAACAAAAAATGATTTATGATTATTAAAATTGAAATTCAGATCGATACTGAAAACAAAAAAGATATCGAAAAAATGCAAGAACTCTACAGAATCGTAGAAGAACAACAATTGGATAACGAAGGATACTATTATGATGAAAGTGAGTGACATTCGTGAATACTTTAAGTCAGAATTAAAAGCTGAACGCTTTACTACCGATAAGACTGGTGCAAAAACAATTGAGATGCTAGGTGCAACCTTTATTGCAGATGAACCTGCTATCTTTGGTATTCCTGTAAAGTCTTATATTTCTGCTGAGTTGGCATGGTATGAAAGTGGCTCTACAAATATTAAAGATATTCATGGTGAAAGCAAAGCTCCACCAGCTGCGTGGCTTTATGCTGCTGATGATCACGGCAATATCAATTCTAACTATGGCCATCTAGTATTCTCTGATAAGTATCACAATCAATATAAACAAGCTTTTGATGAACTAGTTCGTAATCCTGATAGTCGTCGTGCTCAAATGGTTTACAATCGCCCATCTATCTGGGTTGAGTTTGATGAAGGTGGCAAGTCTGATTTCATCTGTACTAATGCACAAACCTTTTATATTCGTGATGGTAAATTGCATATGGTATCTCAAATGCGTTCTAATGATGTA